TTTATCTATACTACTAATATCTGCAAATGTTCTAGCCGTTTGGCTCTCAACTCTGTTCATTCTTTTTTCCATCAGACTCCTTCCGTTTGTCGCCAAAAGGAGACATAGGCGGTTTAGGCGAATGTCTTTCTGACATGTCTTCCATTATATATTCATTTTCGGTTTCTTTGAAAATTTTTACTAAACGTTCTAAACCTTCTTGCTTTTCCCACCAAGTGCTCATAAGTTTACCCTCAGGCTATTGTGTTGTTAATTTTTTTGTATCATTTATAAATAATTAAAATTTATATTGACTCTTCTGTTTTCATTTGAAGTTGTTGTGCTGTGATGTGGTTTACTTGAATCAAACAACAACAACCTATTTGCAACACTTTTAATTTTAGTTCCATCTTCTAATACAGTTAGACCATTATTAGTATTCATATAAAACAAAGCACCTTTGTGTGCGTATGAAAAATCAATGTGGTCTTTATGATGTATTATTTTAGGAGTTTTTGGGTACATATTACATTTAATTCTAATAAGAGCCTTTGCTTTAAGAAGTTTTATTATTGGTTCTAATGTTACCCAAACATTTGGTGTACTTAAAAGAAAATTTGAATCATAACATTTATGTGTCATATAAGAGTTCCAATGTTTTTGTTCACTAGTTAAAGGATTAGCTACTAAATCTTTATTCTTTTTTGATTCGGGGTAACCTTCGTTAGTTTCTATTTCAGGTGCGTAAGCTATAGAGTCTTGAAAAAACCACGGAAAATTATTACTCATAATATAATCTTGCATCCCTTGAAAAACATTATTCGGTAACGCATTGTCTACAATTTCATATTTACTTTTTTTCATAATTAATATTTAGAAACAAGATGACTATCTGAAGTTATATCGCCTAAAGTACCTGTTGGAATAAAATTAAATGCTAAAGAATGTCTTGTGTATTCCGATTTGTTTTCTTCGATTTCGTGATACAAACTACTTGGAAAAAATAAAATCATTTTATTTGTTGGTTTGTAAACCCAGTCTTTACTGTTGTATAAATTGTATTGTTTTGGAAACAGCATAAATCTACTATCTCTGTAATCTTTAAAAACGATGTCACCACTATTTTCATAAGTTTTAAGATACAACACTCCACTTATAAAACAATTATTGTGGTTGTGTGGTTGACCTTGTTCACCTTTGTCTAATTGTGTAAACCAAGAGGTGGTTATTTTGAATTTATTGCTGTATTGCAAAACTTCAGACGCATAATATTGAAACTCTTTTAGTATTGCGTTTTTTAAACTCTTAAACTTTTTCTGTTCTAATACATAATAAGAATCTTTACCTTTATATTCTGTACCAACCTGAGAAGATTTAATAGGTGCATCTATTAAAGATACAATCTTTTCTTCATCTATATCTATTTCACTACAATATATTGCACTTCCAAAAACTGGTGTTGTAGTTCTTTGTATCATATTACTAAGTGTGTTAAAGACATTTTTTCGCCAAGTTCCCCACGCATAAATGTGTTAAATGAAATAGACCATCTATCTTTGTTTCCTTCAACTTTTGCAACTTCATGCTCAAGAATAGATGGAAATAAATACAATCGACCTTTAATTGAAGGCATCCACCATGTAGCGCCATTATAAGCAGTATAATCTTGGAACGGAAGATGGTAATAAGTTACGATTGGGTTCATTGAATTTGCTTGTAAAAAAGAAATCTTATCATCATCATTTGTTTCGATATAAAACACACCTGATACAATAGAGTTTGAATGTTTATGAGCATGATGCCATTCCGTAGGTTTTGTGTGATTTGCCCAAGACTGTGTAATGTACATCTCAACTTTATTAGTTATTGAATAAGCCTCTTTACAGTAATCTGCAATAGATTGTTCAGCAAACTCTCGAATAAAACGAAGTGCATTTAAATCAAAAATAGAAGTATTCTCACTTGTCTGATTGCCTTGATTAGCATAATACTTTAGTGATTTTATAGCAGAAATTTCATTACTCTTAATTTCTCTGTCAAGATCATAAACACCAAGAGGTATAGGAAACAAACTTTGAATCATTTGTCTTGATCTCCTTCAGTAAAATAATTAAAATTTATAATGTACCGTATAGGTTGTTTTTTAGATGTAATAGCTCTATGCAAGATAGCAGTATCAAAAATTAACATCTTATTAGCCTCTGCTTTTATAAACGTAACTTTATTATTGATCTGTAGTTCCGTTCCACCATCACAATCATTTAAATATAGAATTGCTGTTTTACATTTAAAAGGATAATCAATATGCCAACTTGATTTATCAAATAATTTACTAATAAACATATTTGCTCTAACTTGAATTGGAGCAACAGCGTTTAATTTTTTTAAAACAGGAATTATAAAAATATCATATAATTCTGATAAAGAGGACATTTCATTGTAAAAACCGTAACTAAAATATATTTGATCGTCTTTGTCATTTGCCATAGTATCTCTTCTTCTCCACGGAAATTCACCACCTAGAATTGCACTTTTAATGTCTTTAAAAGCATCTGAAGGTAAAAAATTTGTATGAGTCTGAAAAGTTAACATTAATATGCCCAACTTACAAATGAATATCTTACACCTTTAGTAACTTCTGTTACTTTGTGAGGGTAAATAAAAATTGATGGCATTATTAATATATCGCCAGTTTTTAAAGAAACCTGTTTATTTCTAACAACGAAATTACCACCCTCGTAATTATCATTAAAGACACCTACTAAACTTAATACTGGTATTCCTTCGTTATCTGCAAATAAAGAATGTATATGGTCATAATGTTTTTCCATTCCTTGACCAACTTGGTATCTGTTTAATCGAGGTGTTGAAAATTTTGTAACTAAGACACCTATGTTGTCTGTAGTAAATTTATTTGAATATATCTCAAGAGCTTTATTTATAGGTGGGATTAATAAATCTTGTAATTCTAGATTTAAATGTTGCACATCACAGTCTTTGTTTTCATCTATTGAAGCATCTTTAGCTTCATTAAGATCGTTATAAGACCATTGGTGTTTACTATATTGTTCTTTGTTAGATTTTGTAAGAAATTCTTTACAAAAATCCATAGGCATTACATTTTCGACTGTAACAAAGTCTAATGCATCCACTTGCTCTCCTTATTTAGTAAAAGTTACCTTTTAAGGTAAAAGCATATCATAAATTGTAGTGTTACGCAAATTGATGTACACCTTTAGAATCGTCAAAAACTAACGTAATGTTAGATGATGTAAATTCTACTGGTGTTGGCTCAGAATCTGATAAGTCCTCACTAGCTGACATAGCTGCTATTTCATCAGCAGTATTGTCTGCCCAAAGAGCAGTTAAAGCTGCATGAAAAGCATTTAACTCCGATGCTACATAAGCATGTGCTTTTACTTTTATAACAGCTTCACCATCTGCTGTTGCCTTAACATTTAAATTAGATGTTTGTGTTGTACCATCAATAACATCTACATATCTTAGCCATGTCGTTGCATCAGAACCACCACTAGTAACGTCTACACCCGAAACTTTTTCGATACTATGAAAAATAGCTCTTTCAGTTCCATCGTTGTTAATAACTACGTCAATAGTTTGATTAGTTGCATTTTTTGTTACTGTCATATCCATAATATTTACCCGTGCATTGAACCATTATTCGCTGTAAGTGTATAAGAGCCACTTACAGGATCGCCACCTGCACCACCACTACCACCAGACCAAGTTAAATTTTGACCAGTTCCACCACCAGCGCCCCAATTACCACCACCAGCGCCATTACTATGTCCTCCACCTGCACTTGAGTAAGAACCACCACTACCATTTCGACCTTGATAGCCAGTACCACCTGATGTAGAGTGACCATTTCCACAACGACCTCCACCGCCTCCACCACCAGCTTGGAAACCACCGTGGTTTGGATGTCGACCTGAACCTGCACCCCCACCGCCACCTCCACCTGCAATAACTCCACCTGAGTTATTTGTTATAGATAGCGAAGTTGAATTTGTGACTGCTATAGCGTGACCTGCTGCAGAGCCATTTGCGCCTGGGCCTGCACCATTAGCTGCATTTCCTCCATTACCACCATCCCCATGAATGTTTCCACTATTTAATATAGTCAAACCACCAGGAAAACTGCCTGTTGACAAAGCGGCTGTTGTATCGCCTGTTGTTATGTGAACACCACTAGCAATAGTAATAATAGCAGCTGTTGATCCATCCCAACTATTGTTAGAAGCATATGTTGCTAAATTCAATTGTTGTTGATTAGATGAAATAGTTAACGTAAAAGTATTACTTGTGCCTTGAAAGTCAGCGTGAATTTGAATTTCACCACTACCTGGTGCATTACCTTTGCTGTAATATTCGCTTATAGCATGTGGCGCAGAGCCACCATACTCATCAACAATATCTTGCATACTAACTTGTCCTGTAGGTACAGCCATTATTTCTTCTCCAGTTTTTCTACTTTAGCAGTTAGCTCCTTAATTGCTTCAACTAATAAACCAATTGTTTGATCATACTGAACAGTTTTGTAAGCTATGCCATCATCATGTTGTAAAGGTAGTTCTGTTTCTGATACTGCCGAAGGCATTACTTTTTCAACGTCTTGTGCAATAAGTCCAGCAGATTTCTTGTCATCTTTGTTGTAAGTAAAAGTTACACCATTTAGCTGACTAACCTTAGATAAAGCATCTGTAATTGGCTGTATGTCGTGCTTTAATCTTTCGTCTGATATAGTAGTTGAGAAAGCAATAACATCATTTTCAACATGCAAGACTCCAGCGTTAGTAAGTCTCATATCTTCAGCACCATCTAAATGAAAACCAATAATAGTAGTATCTAAATTTATAAAGTCATTACTATCTCTACCAATGTGCGTAACACCTTTTCTCAAGTCACCTAGTGATTCTGATAAGTGAGCATTGTCAATTGAGTCATCTGTGTAATGCTCAGAGTTAATTGCATTGTCTACTAACTTTGCACCATTTATAGCATCGTTAGCTATATGTGCATTGTCAATACTTCCGTCAGCGTAATGCTCAGAGTCAATTGCATTATCTGCTATCTTAGCTCCTGTTACTGCATCATTAGCTAATTTTCCAGTTGTAACATTAGCATCTACAAGTTGTGCAGTTCCAACTGCTGTATCACCTATTTTAGATTGAGTTACTTGGTCGTTACCAATGTGTGCTGTATCAATAGAGCCATCTGTGTAATGTTCACTATTAATAGCGTTATCAGCTATCTTAGCGCCTGTTACTGCATCTGCATTAATCTTTGCTGTTGTTACTGCTGCATCATTAATTGCTGCTGTGACTACTGCACTTGCTGCTAAATGTTCTTCATCTACAGCATCATCTGCTATCTTAGCGCCTGTTACTGCATCAGCACCTAAAGCTGTAGTATCTACTGCACCAGCCGCAATGTGAGCTGAAGTTACTGAATCGTCAATAATAGCATCTGTGTTTACAGAGTTTGGTGCTAAATGTTCAGCATCAATACTGTCTGCTGCAATGTGTTCACTATTAATAACATCATCTCCAATGTTATCACCATCAACACAATCCGCTGCAAGCATCGCATGTTCTACGGCTCCAGTTTGAATTGTTGCCGCTGCTGTAAAGTTTGCACTACCATCAAAGTTAGTTGATGTAACTACAACATCACCTGAAGTAGTAAATGCTCTTGCAGTATGAAGTTTAGTTGCAGTAGCAGCTTGACCAGTTAAATCACCTGTTACAGCACCTTCAAGGTTTGAAACTAATGTTCCAACTGCATATCCTGTACCAGATACATTAACTGTTGTAGTAGGTTCGGCTTGTAGATTTTTAAATATTTTCCACTTGCCTGAATCACTAGCATCCCTGAATATACCTGAATATACATCCTGTGAACCAGTTGTATCCATTAAACCATATAAACCAACGTCAACAGCATCAGATGAATTATTGTTTGTAGCTAATGCAAGCAATGGATCGGCTACAGTAATCGTAGTAGAAGAGACAGCAGTCTCAGTTCCTGCAACTGTTAGGTTGCCTGATACTGTAACATTACCACCAAGAGTTACATTGTCAGCAATCTTAGCAGTTGTTACTGAATCTGCACCTAAAGCTGTAGTATCAACTGAGCCAGCAGCATAGTGCTCGGCATCTATCGAATCTGCCGCTATATGTTCACTATTAATAGCATCGTCTGCAATTTTAGCGCCTGTAACTGCATCTGCACCTAAAGCTGTAGTGTCTACAGAACCAGCAGCGTAGTGTTCAGCATCAATTGAGTCGGCTGCAATGTGTTCACTATCAATAGCATCGTCTGCAATTTTAGCGCCTGTAACTGCATCTGCTGTTAGCGAAGCTGTACCTACTGTAGTCCAATCTAAAACTCCTGAACCATTTGTAAGTAACACCTCATTAGCCGATCCATCATCATTAGGGAATGTTAGCGTGTAACTAGCATTGGCTGAATGTGGTGGACTCTTTAGTTTAATGCCATGTGAATTCTGTGAACAGTTTAATTGTATGTAACCATCCTGTGAACTACCATCACCTTTTGCCTCTAAAGAAGGAACACTAGATGTAGATATTAAGTTTAATTTAGCTTCTGTAACTGCATCTGCTGCTATGTGTTCTGCGTCAATGCTTCCATCTACGTAATGAACACTATCAATGCCGTTTTCTAAGGCAGTTTTAATCTGTGCTGCTGTTTGATCTGCTGTGGCACTTGTTTCAATACCATCTAGCTTAGTTCCATCTACTGATAAATCTCTACCGTCCACTGTTTGGGAACCAGCCATAGTAATATTGCCAGTCATTGCTCCACCCGCGAGAGGCAAAGCTTCGGCATCTTCAGCAAAGTCGTTTAAAAGCTCTGCTGTCATTCTTAACTCGACGCTAATACCGGCACTGTGCCCACCAGAAGTGGCATCGCAGGTTAACGTAGTTCCGCTAATTGCGGTAACTTTAACTACTTCATCAGTTAAGGAGACATACATATAGTCTCCACCACCTAAAGAAGGAAATGTTGAAACGGAAGCTACGCTTAAGCTAGTAGCTCCTGCATTTACACTACTCGATAAAGTCGTAAATGCATTATTGGAAAACTTGACGCCCATATACTACTCCTTTAGTTAATACGATGAATTATTAAGATATAGTTATAGTCCACGTAATCGTAATTGAGTCAGAAGATCCTTTATTAACTACTGAAAACACAGTTCTTGCCAACATGTCACCACCCGAAGCAGCATCAAAGATACCCGCTTCAGTAATTGCGCCAGTTGCATCGCCTGCTGCCCAAGTGGCTGCATAAGCAATAGTGTTATTTAAAACAGTAGTGCTTGTTAGAGCGTTTCTGTCTAATTCAGTAACTAAAGTAGTGTTGCCAGCTGCTGCTGCAGTTGTACCTGTACCTAACGCCATATATGTCATTACTGTGTTTGCATTGTTCATTCTATCAGCAACCCAGTTTTTACCTGCTGTTACTACTAGATTTTCTGCTTTTTGAACTACTACATCATTTACTTCAATTGTTAACGCACCAGTCAGTGCTAAGTTATCATTAATCATGTTAAACTCCTAGTTTAATTGTACTCTATTCAATGGAATCATATTCATAACTCCGCCGGTGACACGAACTAAATTAATTGTATCAGATATATTTATTATATCAGCACTTTCGTTTAGTAATTTAGAAAAATTATTGGCCGCTACTTCTGCTATGTTTATTGTATCCATAGGAGTTTTGAGGGAAAAATAAAGTTCCTCTGTTAAGTTGATTGTTTCAGGTACGCCTTTACCTACACCATAGTAATTAGTGTCCGTACCAAAGGTAAACGAGTCTGCTAAATTTTTACCTGGCCCTACTGAGGCTACGTCTGTAACACCGAAGTTGTCTACTGCGTCGTTACCTTTAGTTAATAGAAAATTTGAGTTTCCTGTGTTAAGTTGTCTAGTGTTAAGCCTATTCGTTCCTATAGGGTTAGTTTCAACATCTGATAGTACGATAGTGTCATTAAAAGCTCTACCATAGCCATAAGATATTGACAGTAAATCACTCATTGCAACAACATTACCTTTACTAAATATTCCATCAGGGAGAATAACTGTATCGTCTAAAGATACAGAGTCGGTAAAGAACCTACCAAAATCGTGAGATAGTGACATTACATCACTCATTGTAGCAACATTACCTTTAGTAAGTACTGAACTAGGTAAAACAACTGCGTCATCTAAAGCTATAGCATCAGCAAGTTGTTTACTGTAGAACAACCCAATTATGTCACTTGCGGTAACAGAATCAGTTAATCCAGGTTTAGCTAAGTCCATACCTAACTCATCAGACGCAAAAGCAACATTATTTTTAGCAAGGACTCCATTAGGAATGCTTGCAAAATCGTCTAAAGCAACTCCATCAGTAAAGCTACGGTTGTACGCTACTACTTTAGCAAACGTATCTGCCACGTTTACATTTTCTACTAACGTACCCATAGTAAACGCTATAGCTGCATCATCTCCAGCTTCAATGTTTTCAGTAAGAATTTTTATAAAGTCCAGTATTTCAACATCACTAGCAAATACCGAATCAAACTTTTCAATATGCTCTAGGAAGTAACCTAATTCGGCAAGAGCGCTTATCGCTAATGCTTTAACTGAGGCACTTATACTGTTTGATGATTTAGATTTATCTTTTGTACTCACGCAAAGTCTTCCCTAATTTTAAATTTATATACATCATACAAAGTTTCTCGCACACCTGACCCTCGTACTATTTCTAGCTCTCCTCGGTACGACCCTGCAGGTTGATCTAAATCACTAGCAGCCCATGCTAAAACTGCTATTCCTGCTGTAGGTGGACTATTAATCTGCAGTCTTCTAGTAAATAATATAGTTTCTGCTCCCGCAGCGCGGAAATGAAGGTCAACTGTACCACTAGTTAAATCCGTAGCAAGGCCTGTTGCGTCGTCCGTTAGAGTAAACTGCAGCTGTGGGCCAGTATCTCCTTGAACGTATTTAAAAGTTTCTGCCATTTGTCCTCCTAATCAGCAAAGCCTATTGACGCTACACGAAGATTAACTCTTCTAGTATCCCGTCCTTTAGCTTTAGCAATACAGCGCTCGTACATTGAACGGTGTTGCATTGCTAACTCTGGGCTACTCCATTCTTTACCTGGAATCTCCGCAAGTTTAGCAATTGCACCAGATGCAATAGCACGACTGTGCGCGTCAAAAATAAAACCCTCTACTCCCGTAGCGGATAATGTTGGTTTAAGTACTACTACTCCATTGAAATTAAGTTTAGCATCTGGAGTTGGATAAAACCGAATGCTAGCGTCGTCTACAAGAGAAAAAGTTGTGGGAGTTCCTTTAATGGCAGTGCCATCTGCATTTATAGGTGCATTAAAGTGTCGTTCCGACACATGTGTTATAGGAATTCCTTCTACGTTTAGATACAATACGCTTTCTAAAAGACTTCCCGAAGGAACATCAATTTCGTACTCTGGCTCATTGGCACTAGTAAAATCTGTGTCAATAGTGTAACGCCATACTTCACTGTCAGCACAAAAATCAGCAGCAATTTCCTGCAAGTGTGCTTCTATAACAATTTCAGGGCAACCAGGTAAGTAAGGTTGCACGTAAGGAAAAAAACTTGTCCATGTAGTAGTAGCCATTTACACTGCCTCCGTAGGTGCAGATGCGACATCGCTCTGCGTTTTAGTACCTATGCTTGACATAAAGGTTTGGTAATGAGCGCCGGCTCTAGCAGCATTTGCTGCAAACTCAGCGTCTTTAGAAAACGCTCTATAAAGTATCCAATCAATAATAGCACTTATATAAGTATCGTCAACAAGTATAACATCAGTACTACTACTCGCTGGATTTAAGTTAGCTTCTGACAATGCATGTGACGTAGGTAAGTCAGCGTACACTACTTCAATTTGAGCAGCAGTAGTAGCTGGGGGGAACACAAAAAATTCTTTAGGTTGTCTAACATCAAACGTGTAGTTTTGGATATTTACCGTAGCGGTATCATTATGCCAAGCTGGACGTTGATCGTCTAAGACACTCCTATTAATAAGGCGGACTACTTTTTTATCAGAAGTAGCTGCAAGGTTTCTTACTATATCTATTAAACGTAAAGCACTGGAGAACCCAGTAGTTATAGATTGCCTAGTTCCGGCTGCACAAGTAAAAGTACCGGTCTTAGCGTTGGAGTCAGGGCGCAATTGCACAATTTGCAAGTACGACTCATTAAGCCAATT